CTAATACCACTTCTTGCGGTTATAACACCAACAGAATCAACATTGGTTACATCCTCATAGGTGAGTGTTCCACCTACAGAAACATTACCACTGAAAGTTCCTGCAGTTCCTGTTATATTACCTGTTATATTACCTGTTACATTTCCATCTACGTTACCAATTGCATTACCAGTTAGATTGCCACCAAAACTTGTTGACGTAATTACACCAGTAACAACTGCACCATCAGGTAATGTTGGAGAAGATCCTGCTGTCGCTCCTCTTAAAGTACTTACTCTTAAACCTGACATTGTATTACTTTTTAGTTATTTATGATTATCTAATCAAAATTTTTGTATCTGATATGGAATCACCAGCAACTACTGATGGACTACCAGCAGAAGTAGCAAGAGTACCATTAGTCTGAACATAATAGGTCTGTGCTGTTGTTAATCCAGTTTGACCTGTATTAGTTCCACCCAAAATGTTTATCTTACCAGTTGCTCCATTAGAAATTGCTTCTGCTGCTATTCCAATATAGTTCTCTGATGTAAGGTTGGTTGATGATCCACCAGTAGTAAAGACAACTGCTGTACCATAACTAGAGTTACCTGCATCAGAATAAACAATAACTACTTTGTTATTATCACTATCATATGTTTGTGCGATCCAGTTAGTTTGAGCAGATTCAAATACAACTTCACTACCAAAACTAATACTAGTTCCTGAAACTGTGCCCACAATTGCTGTTCCATATTCAGAGTTGCCCTCATCATTATAAGCAATAGATATTTTTTGATTGGTAGAGTTATATGTTGCTGATATATATCCAGTTATAGCAGAATTAAATACAACAGCAGTACCAAAACTAATTGATGTGCCACTTACAGTTCCAACAATTGCTGTACCATAATTGGAGTTACCAGGATTCTTATAAGCAATAACTACTTTGCCATTAGTAGAGTCAAATGTTGCTGAGATGTTAGCAGTGTAACTACTTGAATTAAATACAACAGCAGTACCAAAACTAATTGATGTGCCACTTACGGTTCCAACAATTGCTGTACCATAAGCAGAGTTGCCCTCATCCCTATAAGCAATAACTACTTTACCATTAGTAGAGTCAAATGTTGCTGAATAATTGAGACTTTCAGCAGATTCAAATACAACAGCAGAACCAAAACTAATGCTAGTTCCTGAAACTGTACCCACAATTGCTGTACCATAATCAGAGTTACCAGAATCTCTGTAAGCAATAACTACTTTACCATTAGTAGAGTCAAATGTGGATGTGGTGTAGGCAGTAGAAGCAGATTCAAATACAACAGCAGTACCAAAACTAATTGATGTACCACTTACAGTTCCAACAATTGCTGTACCATAAGAAGAGTTACCATTATCAGTATAAGCAATAACTACTTTACCATTAGTAGAGTCATATGTTGATGAAATATAATAAGTAGAAGCAGATTCAAATACAACAGGAGTACCAAAACTGATTGATGCACCACTTACAGTTCCAACAACTGCTGTACCATAATAAGAGTTACCAACATCCTGATAAATTATAACTACTTTTTCATTAGTGGAGTCATATATTGCTGAAATATAGTTAGCATTAGCAGATTCAAATACAGCAGGAGTACCAGCACTTGTACTAACTGTTGTTTGAGTAACAATACCAACAGTTCCATCAGTATTGATGACTACTGTTGCACCATTAGCAATAGTACCACTTGCTACGAAGTTACCAACACCAGACTCAACACCAGATAATTGTGATCCATCACCATAATATGTGATTATTCCACTAACTGCACTTATACTTTGTCCTACGCCAATTCTAATACCACTTCTTGCGGTTATAACTCCAACAGAATCAACATTAGTTACATCTTCATATGTAAGAGTTCCACCAACTGATACATTACCACTGAAAGTTCCTGCAGTTCCTGCTATATTTCCTGTTACATCACCTGTTACATTTCCAACTACATTGCCAGTTACATTGCCAGTTAAAGCACCAGCAAACGATGTAGCAGTAGTAACTCCGGTTACAATGACACCATCAGGTAATGTTGGAGAAGATCCTGCTGTCGCTCCTCTTAAAGTACTTACTCTTAAACCTGACATAGATTTATATTTTTAGTTATTTATGATTTTCTGACTAAGATTTTTGTATCTGAAATAGCAGTACCAGCAACTACAGATGGATCACCAGCAGAAGTAGCAAGAGTACCATTTGGTTGAACAAAATATTTTTGAGCCGTAGTTAGACCAGTTTGTCCTGTATTAGTTCCAGTGACAACATTGATTCTACCAGTTGCTGTATTAGAGATTGCTTCTGCTGCAATACCAATATAGTTTTCAGCAGTAAGGTTGGTTACTTGACTTGTAGCACCAAAAACAACTGATTTACCTTTATAAGAGTCACCTAAATCCGTATAAGAAATAACTACTTTATTACTATTAGAGTCAAATATTGCTGAAGAATAATCAGACTGAGAAGTTTCAAATACGACAGGAGTACTAAAACTAATACTAGTTCCACTTACGGTTCCTACAACTGCTGTTCCATAGTTAGAGTTAGCAATATCCCTATAAGCAATAACTATCTTATCATTGGTGCTATCATATGTTGCTGAAGTATAGACAACATTAGCAGTCTCAAATACTGCCTCACTACCAAAACTAATACTAGTTCCACTTACGGTTCCAACAATTGCTGTTCCATAATTAGAGTTACCTGAATCATTATAAACAATAACTACCTTACCATTGGTGCTATCATATGCTGCTGAAATATATGATGTACTGGCAGAATTAAATACAACAGCACTACCAAAACTAATTGATGTGCCACTTACGGTTCCAACAATTGCTGTTCCATGACTAGAGTTACCTGCATCAGTATAACCAATAACTACTTTTTGATTGGTGGAGTCATATACTAGTGAACTAAAAGGAGTATTGGCAGATTCAAATACAACAGCAGTACCAAAACTTATTGATGTACCACTTACGGTTCCAACAATTGCTTTACCCTCAGAACCTACCGCATAAGAAAAAATTATTTTTTGATTGGTGCTATCATATGCTGCCATAATACTGCTGCTGCCTGTATTACCAGTATCAAATACAACAGCAGTACCAAAACTAATTGATGTACCAGATACAGTTCCTACAACTGCTTTACCTGTAAAGGAGTTATCACTATCCTGATAAGCAATAACTACTTTATTATTAGTGGAGTCATATGTTGCTACAATGTCACCAGTCTGAGCAGATTCAAATACAACAGCAGTACCAAAACTAATTGTGTCCCCACTTACAGTTCCAACAATTGCTGTTCCACGGTTAGAGTTTCCATTATCCATATAAGTAATAATTACTTTATTAGTATCTGGATCAAATACCGAACCCTTCATATAGACCGCATCAGTTCCAGGATCATCAAATATAACTGGAGTACCAGCACTTGGAGTATTAGAAGTTGATAAAGTAACAATACCAACAGTTCCATCTGTTTTAATGACTACTGTAGCACCATTAGGAATAGTACCACTTGCTACGAAGTTACCAACACCAGATTCTACACCAGATAATTTTGATCCATCACCATAATATGTAACAATTCCACTTACCGCACTTACACTCTGTCCTGCACCAATTCTAATACCACTTCTTGCGGTTATAACACCAACAGAATCAACATTGGTTACATCCTCATAGGTGAGTGTTCCACCTACAGAAACATTACCACTGAAAGTTC